GTTTTAAAAGAGTTAGTGCATTCATACATTTTCATACAAATTTCCCCCATAAATTTTAATTTAACTATGCAAACCGGAGCTGTCCGGTCTGCTCTGATTCTATCCTCATGTTCGGTGTTCGCTCCGCCACGCATAACTCTGGCAAATTCGCTCTGACTAATGCCGCAGGGATTGGTGGACATACTGCGTTACCGCATCGCCGCACCTGCTCGCTTCTCGGGTATGTCTTCCCTGTGTAATCATGGTCAATGATGTAGTCGTCCGGGAATCCCTGGCATCCATATAGTTCCCGTGGCTCCAGCATGCGCAGTCCAATGTCTACAATCTGATAGTCAACATCCTTGATAGTTACCAGTCCGAATCTATCTCGTGCTGTCACCGTGTCGAGCGGCTGTTCTATATCCTGCCCGGTTCCCTCACCGTAATATTTAATCAGAAATGCTCTGACTTCTCCGAAATGTCCATCCCCGGCTGTTATCGTTGGTATCGGTTCGGCAATATTCCTTCCATCACAATGATTGTTCATCTGGATGAGTGTTGCAGCGCACACGCTATTATGGTCTACTGCTGTTACGGTTGGAAGTGGATTTTCTAACGATTCTCCCGCTCCCGTATAGCCACCATCATAATATTTATGTAGGAATGACGTAACCAATCCATACCTATTTGAACCATCAACGGTCATTATCGGGTCTTCTATCGTCTGTCCTCTGACCTCTCCCTGTGCCGTTTCAGAATGGTACTGAATCAGCGTTGGCACCATAAGCATGTGCTGATTGTTTGCCGTTATTGTGTGCACCGGTTCCCGCAAATCACTCCCAAAATGGTTTTCCCTATTCACTGATAGATATGGTGCCAACTTAGGCTCAATCAAACAATGTTCATTTTTGCTCACGATCGTCGTGAGAGGTTCCCGTACATCCTTGCTTCGGTCTTTTGTAAATCCGGTCTGTCCGATCTGTACCATATACGGTTCACATAAATAATGTTTTCCATTTCCGACAATGGTGGGTAATGGTTTCTCCACATCATGCACTCTTGGTGCTTGTCCATCCCTTTCGCCATAACCAATAGGAATCATATAAGGCTCTACCACGCCATATCCGTGTTTTTCGGCAATAGTTGGCAAAGGCTCTTTGATGTCGTTTTGTCTACGCTCTCCGCCGTGGTTGCACTGAATGATAAAAGGCTCTGGATTATCGAGGACAAACTTCTTCAATCCCCTTGCGATTCGATCCATTGTTTTAGGCGCCAATGGTCGTACCGCTCGGACGCCATATTTCTCCTTGATCTCTTCTGAAGTATCAAAGATGCTCGGACACGGTAGTGAGAAATCCAATTGCGTGTATGCTCCAACATAAGGTTTGACAAGTCCTGCCCTAACCGCCTCACTGTCTGCCGGTCCGTGTGTCGGCTCTGGAAAAACAATCGGCTTGCCGTCGCACCGGGCAATCATGAAAAATCTTTTTCGCATGGTAGGCGCGCCGTAATCAGCGGCAATCAGCTCCCGGAATTGCACCTCATACCCAAGATCTGTAAGTTGCTGCACAAACTTTTCAAACGTCTTCCCCTGCTTTCCTTTAACCGGATGGTGCCGACGCCCAAGCGGTCCCCATGTCTTAAATTCTTCCACATTCTCAAGCATGATTACTCTCGGTCGCACCAATCCCGCCCATCGGCAGGCTACCCATGCAAGACCTCTGATATTCTTATCCTTTGGCTTGCCGCCCTTTGCTTTGCTAAAATGCTTGCAGTCCGGAGAGAACCAGGCAAGTGCTACAGGATGTCCTTTGCAAGCCTTAACCGGATCAACCGCCCACACGTTTTCGCAGTAGTGCTTTGTGTTCGGGTGATTTGCTTTGTGCATCTTGATTGCTTCCGGATCATGGTTAATGGCAATATCAACACTATATCCGGTTGCCAGTTCTATCCCGGTAGAAGCTCCACCGCCACCGGCGAAATTGTCAACTATCAATTCTCCGTTAATCATTACTTTTCAAAAAGGAACCCGGCGCGCTTTTTATCCGGATAGGTTCCAGCTCCTTTCTATTTCTTTAAAATTTCCTCTAAACACGTATTAAAGCCTGAGACAAACGCTCTCGCAATACTTCCGGATTCATATTGTTCAACCGGAAGTTCTTCTTTCTTCTCCAGTAGTTCCAAGAGCGGACACCAATCTTGTTTTTCCACCGTAGCGTCCACCATTTATCAATACTGCTATCCCCATCTATCAAAATTTGTTTTCAAAAGGTTATTTGACACTTTTAATTCAATTTTGTTATCGCCCAAAACAGTACTGTCATTGCATTCATCTTTCCGCACCACAAACCAAAGTGTCCCTTTTTCTATCGTTATATGTTTTGGCTCTTTCTCGAAAAAAACAGTTTTAAAAGAGTTAGTGCATTCATACATTTTCATACAAATTTCCCCCATAAATTTTAATTTAACTATGCAAACCGGAGCTGTCCGGTCTGCTCTGATT